CTGATGACTTTTCAATTAAAGTCGGTGAGACTTCAGCAAACTTCAAATTGATTTTTGTCACAGAAAATCTGAAGATGGTTCCTGGCACCTATGATGTTGCAATTTCATCTAAAGGTATCTCGCACTTCAAACATGCGACTGATGCAATTGAATATTGGATTGCTACTGAAGCTGGCTCTAAGTACGAAGGTTAATATTATGAGTAACGTGATTGTTCCGTCCTCTCCAGAGGATCGTAAAAAGATTCTGGATGCACTTGTCGAAATTTCAAACTCACTCACTCGCATTGAAGCAGAACGTGATTTGATTAAAGACATTCTAACTACTGTAGAAGATAAATTTGAGTTACCTAAAAAGTACACTCGCAAACTCGCAAAGATTTATCACAAACAAAACTTCACCGAGATTCAACAAGAGCAAGACGATGTTGAATCTTTATATGAGAGTGTGGCTAAGTAACACTCAACTTGCATTCTAACATGTTTTGTGTTAGAATATATTATTATGTTATGATGAGGTGAACACATGCTACAAGATTTTTTGTGGGTCGAGAAGTATCGACCAAAAACTGTCGAAGACACAATTCTTCCGACAGATTTGAAAACAACGTTTCAACAATTTGTTGACCAGAAAAACGTTCCCAATCTAATTCTTACAGGCGGCCCTGGTGTTGGTAAAACTACTATCGCCAAGGCTATGCTTGAAGAACTTGGATGTACTTACATTGTAATTAACGGATCGATGAATGGCAACATCGATACACTACGCAATGAAATTAAAAACTTTGCCTCAACTGTATCATTTTCAGGCGGTCGAAAATATGTCATACTTGACGAGGCTGATTACCTTAATCCTCAATCTACTCAACCCGCATTACGGAACTTCATGGAAGAGTTTTCTGCTAATTGTGGTTTTATCCTTACTTGCAACTTTCTTAATCGTATCATCGCCCCTCTCCACAGTAGATGCTCCGTTGTACATTTTAAAATAAATTCGTCAGACAAGCCAAAACTTGCTGGTCGTTTTATGAAACGTATGACTGGCATTCTTGAAAAAGAAAACGTAGAGTTTGAAGAGAAGGTTGTTGCTGAGTTGATTATGAAACACTTTCCTGATTGGCGCAGGGTGTTGAATGAACTTCAACGCTACTCTGCTACAGGTAAGATTGATACTGGAATTCTTGCAAATATCTCAAGTGACAATTTCAAGTCATTAGTCGAAAGATTGAAAGCAAAAGACTTCACGGGTATGCGTAAGTGGGTTGCAGAAAACCTAGATAACGAGCCATCTGTTTTGTTCAGACGAATTTTCGAGAACAGCAATGAATGCTTGAAGCCTGATTCTGTTCCACGTATGGTTCTATTGCTTGCTGATTATCAATACAAGTCTGCATTTGTTGTCGACCAAGAAATTAATTTTGTCGCTTTCTTGACTGAGGTGATGGTTGATTGTGAGTTTAAATGATGAAAACTGTTTTAACAAGAGAACAGAAAATTGAAATTCTAGGTAAGATTGGCGAGAAATATGTAGGTAACTATCTTGCTAAAAACCGAAAAGTTGAATTTTCATTAGACAACTTTGATTCTGAAAAAGATTTGATAGCTGATGGTAAGACTGTTGAAGTCAAAGTCGGCACACCATTTATCACTGAAGGTGCAATTGCATTCAAGAAAAGTCAATTGACAAAATGTAGAAGCGTTGATGAATTTTATTTCGTTACTATTCCTGCACCCAAATATGATTATAGATGGAGTGGTTGGCTCTTTCGCATTGAAAACAATTTCAAATGTAAAGTTAGAAACATCACACGATCAAATGGATGGATCGATGAAATGGTATTAGTGCCTATTGAACAAGACGCAGTAATTCCAATTTTTAAAGTTGAAGATTCTGTCATTAATGAAATGATGAAGTACACTACATCAAAGTACTAATATGACACCATTCGAATACTTAAACGCTATCAATCAATCAAAAGAAAATTTGATGATTGGCACCGACAATGATGAACTAGCCGAAAAAACGTACAATGCGTACATCGTTAATAAAGGACTTTCTTACTTTTCTGACACCATTCTCTATTCAAATGAGATGAACCTTCGCCATCTGCTTGACAACAAGCCTCAATTTTTGTATTTACTAAATACCATTAGACCACGAAAACGCTTTAGCAAGTGGTTCAAAAATGAAGTTGTTGAAGACATTAATGTGATTTCTGAATATTTTGGCTACAGTTATGCCAAAGCTAAACAGGTACAAAATCTCATAACTTCCGAACAACTTGATATGATGAAACAAAAAATACAAAAAGGTGGCGTGAAGTCCAAGGAGAAAAAGAATGGCGGTGAACATTGAAGACTTGCTTGAAGTCAAATTAAAACAAGAAGACGATTTTTTAAAAGTAAAAGAAACTTTGACAAGAATTGGAGTAGCATCTAGAAAAGATAAAACTCTATATCAATCGTGTCACATTTTACATAAAAAAGGTAAATATTATATCGTACACTTTAAAGAGTTATTTGCATTAGATGGCAAACCAACAGACTTTGAAGAGAATGATTTAGCAAGACGTAATACCATTGCAAAGCTATTAGCTGAGTGGGGTCTGATTGAAGTTGTACCTGCCGCATCGAATGTTGAACAACCGATTGCGCCATTATCTCAAATCAAAATCATATCGTACAAAGAAAAGAATGAATGGTTACTTACCGCTAAATATAATATTGGAAATAAAAGAAGAGAAGACATTGCTTGACAAACAGCATTTGGTATGATATAATAACATCTCAAAACAAGATTGGAAACTCTATGAAATCTATCAGAACATTGACAGCAGTTGCATTGACTGCTCTCTCCCTAGTTGCCGTTGCGGCAGACAAACCAGCAGAAAAGAAACCTGCTGACAAACCTGCAACAACAGCACCAGCACCTGCACCAGCGGCAGACTCTAAAGAGAAACCACGTCCTAAAGTGATTACTCCAAAAGAGAAAGCCGAACGTGCAGAGGCTAAAAAAGCAGAAGCTAAAAAAGCTGAAGCTAAACCAGAAGCTAAGAAATAATTCTTAGTAATTTTTATCATTAATTGATGAGGTATTTAAAATGGCATTTGTAAATTCTAGCAAAACACAGACAGAACTCTTGGTAACGTACTTGCGTGGTACTGGTCGTGGAATCTCTGCACCACAAGCAAAGTCTTTGTTTGGCATCAAAAACCTTCGGGCACGTATCAGCGACTTGCGTCAGTCTGGATTCAAGATTCGTAAAGACATGAACAAAGAAGGTAACACAACATATTTTGTTTCACGCAGAATGGTTGGACAGGCTTAATCTGTTATAAATAAACGTATCTCAGGGATGGGAACGTAAATGGCTCTTCTACCTTAGGAGCGTCTAAAGCTGGTACAACGATATGGTACCCCTGTAGCCAGTAAGCAGGATTAATGATACGCCTTCGGGGTATCAAATTTTATTTTTAACTCGCTTAATAGGAGAAACTATGTTACATAACATCAATAGTGCTATCGATACTTTTCAAGGCACAAAAACGCAATTCGTCAAAACATTCGTCAAGAATGAAGAACTTGCAAAACCCCTTAACACATTCATTGAAGCGCAAACACTTTACGCAAAAGCCGTTGCAGTAGAAGTCAATAAGTTTTTTACAACTCTTGGCATGTCTGCATATACTTTTGACGCTAAAAAAGCGTTTTCAAAGAATAAGTAAGAGGAGATATAATATGGGACACACACCAATTCCCGCTATCTTTGGCGGTGCAGGACTCAAAGACTTTGATAAATTCTTTGTTGGCTTCGATGAGCAATTCAATCGACTAGCAAAAATACATGATGATGTGACTAAGAATATTCCTAACTACCCACCTTACAACATTCGCAAGACTGGTGACAATACCTACGTCATTGAAATTGCGGTTGCTGGTTTTGGTAAGCAAGAAATTGATATTACATTTGAAGACAACAAACTAATTGTTGCTGGTAATACAAAAGATGATGGAGACAATTTCTTGTTCAGAGGTATTGCTAATCGTGCATTCACTCGCACGTTTGCACTTGATGACCAAATCGAAATTCAAGATGCCGCTTTGATTAATGGTATGTTGAAGATTGCTTTGGAGCGAATCATTCCAGAACATAAGAAGCCTAAGAAGATTGAAGTTAAGGATGCTGAATCTAAAACTAAAAAATCATCTAAGCAATTCTTAACTGAGGATGACACGTTATGAAATCAGTGAAACAATTCTTTATGGCATTACTTGAATCTATTCAAGAAATAAAAAAACATAAAGCAGAGCGTTTTAAATAACACCAATGGGGACGCAATGTCCCCATTTTAATTATGAAGGTATAAAATGGCAAACTTAAGAATTTTAAAACTATTGTCTGGTGAAGAAATTGTCGGTGACATTGTAGAAGAAACTCCTGACACATATCGGGTTGAGAATCCTTGTGTTCTCGGTATCGCTATGAATGCTCAAGGTAAAGCATCGCTACAGATGCAACCACTCTTAATTTTCTCCGAACAAAAAGTCGTGCAATTGAAAGTTACCCATGTATTATATGACGTAACAGTTGCACAAGAGATAAAAAACAAGTATAATGAGATTTATGGTTCGGGCATCGTTGTTCCGACACAATCTAAAATTATAACTTAATGAAATTCTACACACACTTTTCTAAACTCGGTAACAATATTCTTGTTCGTGGCTACAGCAACGGCAAAAGATTCAACGATAAAGTTGAATACAATCCCGTATTGTATGTGCCTGCAAACAATCAACAATCAGAGTACCGAACACTCGATGGACAATTCGTTGCGCCTGTATCGCAAGGCACAATGCGTGATGCTACCGAGTTTATGAAACGGTATGAAGATGTTGACAACTTCAAAATCTATGGCTCAACAAACTTCCCGTATGT